TACTAAAAAAGGAGATAATAAAATTCCTGTAACACATGAAAAAGGTTTATTAAAATATTTTGGTGAAACTCCAATTTTACCAAATATTTTAAGAGCATGGAATAATGCAAATGAAAGTGATTTAAATGAGGTACAACTTTGGGATTATTTAAATACTAAATTTAAAAACCATGAAGATCCTAAAAGTAATAAGTTAAGTCATTACATATGGCAAAGATACGCTTCATCTGTATGGGATGATATACGTATAGATAATGTTTTACCTTTCAGAGATTCAAAAGAAGAAGACGATGAAAAACACGTACATCCATTACAATTAGATGTTATTGATAGAATAATAGAATTATACTCTAATCCTAATGAAGTTGTTTTAACTCCATTTATGGGAGTAGGTAGTGAGGTTTATAGTCCAGTTAGTTTAGGTCGTAAAGCTATTGGTATTGAATTAAAAGATAGTTATTTTAAACAAGCAAAGATTAATTTATCATTAGCTGAAAAAAGATTTAAAACAGAAGTAAATCAAAATCTATTATTTTAATTTGTAAATTGCTATAAAAAATAGTAAATTTGTAAAAGATGAGTTGCAGCATCAGTAATAAAGTTTTAATCCCTTTGGTGAGTAGAGCCTGCAACCTCGAAAGCCGAAGGGTTTTTTATTTCTTATAAATGAGAAAAGCAATTAACTTTTTTAGAAGTTATTTTGAAGTTGCAAAAGAATTAAACGATAAAGATAGGTTAGCCTTTTATGATGCGTTATTAAATAAGCAATTTGAGAATATAGAGCCTAACTTAAAAGGTATGGCTAACTTCGCTTATATTTCACAGAAACATTCTATTGATGCCCAAGTAAAAGGTTACTTTGATAAAACAAAAGATGAACAATTTAACCCTAACCAACCCCCTTCGGTAGGGGCTACACAACCCCCTTCTCTACAAGAGAAAGGGCAAGAGAAAGAGAAAGTAAAAGAGAAAGAGAAAGAAGAAGTACAAGTCGTATCCAAAAAAATTCAACTTCGTGAATATGTATTTATTATTCAAAATGAATTAGATAAACTTAATTCTGAATATTTAGAACATGAAGTTAATTGGATGCTGGATAAATTAAACGACTACAAAGCAAGTAAAGGAGTTCAATACAAGTCAGATTACCATGCTATTAATATGTGGGTAAAAAAAGCATTTGAAAAAGAAAAAAAAGACTTTATAAAAGATAACAATACTTTCTCAACTCGAATGCAAATAGTTCAAAATACAATTAACAATACAGACTGGAATAAACTATGAGTAACTTAACTACAATTGGATTTAACCAATTAGAATTGGAAGCCCTAAACAAAATGCCTGAAAATCTTAAAATTTATGTTTCAGCTAAAAATGAGCAGAAGATAATAAACATTGAACGTGGCGAAGCTCTTCGACTTATTTTCACAGAAATAATGAAAACAATTGAATTATCAGGTGAGAATAAAAAATATGCTTTAGAAAGCGATCAATTGAAAAACGTTTCTAAATTCATTTATGACTACGTTTTAGAACATTATAAGGGTATAACACTTAGTGAACTAAGAAACGCTTTTAAATCAGGAATAAGCAACGAATTTGGAGACTTTGTTGGGTTCGGTACTGTTACCTTTACAAAGTTCGTTAAAGGTTACATGAGTTCAGTAAAACGTGAACAAGCAATGAAGGAATGGAATAAGAATCAAACACAAACAACTCAAACACCGGTAACTAAATTCTTTGACCAAAACATGGAACTTGCTAAAATATTTTTTGAAATATGCGAAGAAAAAAGAGCTGAAAGGTTTGATACTATTTACAACCATAACGATACGCTTTTACATTTGCCTTCCATTTATGATTTCCTTTATGAACATTATCAAATTTCATTTTCAGATGAAAGCAAAGAAATATTAGTTAAAAAAGCGAAGATTAAATACAATAAGTATATTAACAAGTCAGGGGTAAAAACTTACGATGAAAGTGGTTACAAACAATTAATTAATTCAGTTAAGTTTGGAGAAAACAAAACATTTGATTTTTATGTTAAAACACAGGCTTTAATATTCTTAACTTTAAAATTAAAAGAACAAGGTAAAACATACGATAACTTAAAACCTTTAAAATAAAATAAATATGAAAACACAAAACAACATGACATCACTAATTAGCCAAGCTGAATGGTGGGTAAAAAAAACACAGGTTAACCAAGTTCGTGGAACTTTTGATTGGAAACTATACATGAAATTAATTGAAGCTAAAAGAAATGAAAATAAAAAAAACTGATATTCAATTTATTTTAATTGCAACTTTCTTATTAGTTTGTTTAATTTTGCACAAGTGATAGATGAACTCGTTAAAAACCGAATTTATAAACAGATAACTAAAAATATCTGCCACAATCACTATCTTTGGGAAGATCTACATTTTGAAAGCGTTTTAATTATAATAGAAAAACAATTCGACTTATCCGAAATTAGAAACCTTAAACACTTTTACTCAGCTGTATGTTGGAGAACCTGGCACTCAAACAAGTTTAAAAAGAAATACTTTACAGACTTTATTCAGTATGTAGATAATCTAAATGAGGTAATAGAGAATGAAGAACAAATTGACTATTCAACTTTAATTAACTTTCTTACTTACTCACCTCAAACAGAAAATGAGTTTTATGAGCAGAACCTTCTTAAACTTTACATCCAGCATGGCGGAGCTAAAAAGTTAAGCGATAAAACAAAGATACCTTACAGAACAGTTGCAAACGATATAAAACAAATCAAAGAGAAATTAAAAAGAAAGCATAATGATAAAAATTCTAATCAAGGCGAACATGGCTAACCTTAACGGGTTATCCTATCACAGATTAATAGTTCCTTATTCTAAAGTATCTGACCTCACTAACTTTAAATGTGATGTATTAGAAGATTTAGATATTTTGACAGATGAAATGATAAAAGGCTATCAGTATGTAGTTTATCAGCGTGAAATTGATGTGTATGGAAAATCAATAGAAAAAATTAAAAGGTTTCAAAAGTTAGGATGTAAAGTGATATTTGACATTGATGACTACTGGCATTTACCAACTTCACATGCTTTGTGCAAAGTTTACAAAGAATATCAAATAGTAAAGCAAACTGAAGATATTTTAAAACATGTAAATATTGTTACTTGCACTACTCAGATACTTGCAGACAAAATAAAACCTTTTAATAAGAATGTTAAGGTATATCCTAACTGCTTAGACTTAACAGATGAACAATGGCAATCTAAAAAAGAACCTTCAGAATTTACACGTTTTGGTTACATTGCTGGAGTTCATCATGTGCAGGATATTAAGATATTACAAATACCAATAAGGAAAGCAAGATCAATAAATAACGCTCAATTTGTTTTAGGTGGTTACACAGATAACGATCATTACAAGTATTATGAATCAGTAATGAAACAAGGTAACTATCTTAGAATAAATGCTATTAATGTTTATGAATACGGGAAAGCCTATAACTTAACTGATGTTAGTTTAATTCCATTAGAGAAAAACATATTTACGGAAGGCAAGTAAGAAATTAAACTTTTAGAAGCTGCTGCTCATCGAAATGCTGCAATAGTTTCAAATGTAAAACCTTATAACATTTTCCCAAAAGATACAGCGATATTTTTAGATAATAGTGATATTAATGGTTGGTATAAAGCAATAAAGCGACTAACTGAAAGTCAACAAATGAGAATTGACTATGCAGAGAAATTAAAAGAATACACGAACATAAACTACAATTTAAACACATGGACAGAGAAACGCAAAGAGGATTTAGTATTGGAATTGGAGTAACAACCACTCCAAACAGAAAAGAGTATATTGATAGATGGCTATTAGAATTTGAAAAAGTAAAGCCTAAAAACTACCATTTGCACATTCACGAAGATGTAAATTATCGTGGAGTTGCATATTCAAAGAATCAAAATTTAAAAACTTTGCAAGATTGCGATTACATTTTTCTATTTGATGATGATTGCTACCCTGTAAAAGATGGATGGGCTGACTACTTTATAAACTCAAAACAGAATCATTTATTATACCTAACTAAAATACATAATAAAATTATAATAAAAGACGATATAGAAATATATCAAGATTGCGGTGGTGTATTCATATTCCTAACTAAAAATGTGTTAAACAAAGTAGGTTACATGAATAGTGAATACGGTCAGTATGGATTTGAACATGCAGGCTACTCAAATCGAATTTATAAAGCTGGTTTCACATACGCTCCATACCAACAACTTTCAAGAACTAAAGAATATTTATTTGCTATGGATTATAACATTGAACACAAATCAAGTATTCCTGAGTACAAGAAAGCAAAGTTAATAGAAGAAAATCGAAAAGTATTTATAAAGGAATTGCAAAGTGAAAAAATCTTTTATAACTTTGAAGAGATTACTGCGTAATGAACGAACACATACTTTTTAAATTAGCAACACGATCAAGACCACTAAAGGCAAAGAAAGCAATTGAGAATATCATAATGAAATGTAACTCAATGAATTACACTATTTTAGTAAGTATTGATGAAGATGATGAAAGCATGTTTGGATTCAGTTACCCAGACGATAATGTGTTTATTGTTCGTGGAACTTCAAAGAATAAAATAGATGCTATAAATCGTGACATGGATATATTTGAAGGTTGGAAAATTTTAATCAATACTTCAGATGACATGCACTTTGAGATAAAAGGATTTGATGAAATTATAAGGCAGGACTTTAAAGGTAATTATGACCAAGTTCTACATTACTCGGATGGGTATCAAAGAGGAAATTTAATGACCATGAGTATAATGGGTAGTGATTATTACAATCGTTTTAATTACATTTATCATCCTGACTATGTATCTTTGTGGTGCGACATGGAAGCTACTGAAGTAGCAAAGATGTTAGGGAAGTATGAATACAAAGGAGACCAAAAGTTATTATTTACTCATAGGCATCCTGCATGGGGATTAAGTGAATTTGATTCACAATATCAAAAGACTGAAGCACCTGAAGTAAACCAAAAAGATTACGAAACATATTTAAAAAGGAAAGCAAAATATTTTGATATACCTCAACACTTAATAATTTATCCAAATTGATACTTTCTATTTTAATACCTACTTTGCCTGAAAGAGCTGAAAAGTTTAATAAACTATTCTTTGATATTAACTTTCAAATAGAAATGCAAAATGCTTTTGGAATAGTTGAGGTATTAATAGATGAAGCTCCAAAAGGTAAAAGCATTGGAGAAAAAAGAAATCAGTTATTAGAGAAAGCAAGTGGTGAATATGTTTGTTTTATAGATGACGATGACAAACTATCTAACGATTATATTCGTTTAGTTTTAAAAGCATTACAAAGTAAACCTGACTGTTTATCTTTAAAGGGTGTTATTACTTTTGATGGGCATGATCCTAAAATATTTGAACATTCAATTAGGTATTCAGAATACAGAACAACTGCAAATGTTATAACCTACGAACGTTACCCTAATCACTTAAATGTAATTAAAAGCAGTATTGCAAAGCAGTTTAAATTTCAAGAAATAAGTTTTGGCGAAGATACTGACTGGGCAACACAAATACATAAAAGTGGACTTTTAAAGAAAGAAGTACACATTGATGAAATTCTTTATTATTATAAATTCGTTTCTAACAAATGAAATATATTAGTTACTCACTTTTTGGCTATGGTAAAACAGAACATAATTGCTTTGATTTTAGCTCCTATCTTCGTGGCATGTGGATTAATATTCGCCTTGCTCGTTGTTTGTATCCTGACTGGCACATTCATATTTGCATTGATGAAAAGACTTATAACGAGTATGAAAGACTATTTAATAGGTGGAAGGCATATAAAGTAAGATTTAGAGTATTACCTGAAGAACCATTGTGTAAAGCTATGTTATGGAGGTTATTGCCTATTTTTGAGACTAATGTTGAAAGAATACTTTGTAGGGATACTGATAGCCCACTAACATATAGAGAGGCGCAAATGGTTAAAGAATGGGAAAATACTCCAAAAGTAGTACATGCTATTACAGACAGTATATCTCACAATATACCTTTAATGGGTGGAATGATAGGATTAAGTCAACACTTTAGAGATAGGTTTCAAAGTTTAGAATCTGTTTTAGATAATAGAAATTATTCAATAAAAGGAACGGACCAGGATACATTGAACGCTAAAATTTATCCTATTTATGCTCAACATGGAACTGAATCTATTATTCAGCATTACATATTAGGAATGCCAAATACTTTTTTAAGTGGTTACAGAAATACTTTTATTGATGAACCATTGGAAAATGTAAATGAAATTTACAAACAAACTAACGATACTTGCGGACATATTGGAGCTGCTGGGTGGTATGAAGCACCAACAGTTAAATTCTTAAATGGTTATGACCAGTATAAAGATGAATATAAACAAATAGAATCAGATTATAAACATATATTTTTTTGGGCAAATGAATAAATTAATATCACATCATTTAGGAATGGGAGACCACATAGTACATTGTGGATTAGTAAGGCATATTTATAAACGTGATGTAAGAAAATACGACACTATATTTATTTTATGTTATAGGCATAATGCCGAAAATGTAAAGAGAATGTATGAAGGTTTAAATAAAATTGAACTTTTAATAATTGATAATGAAAATGAAATAGGAACTTCAATAGATAATTTTGTAGGAGACAAAGAAGACTTTCATTTAGATCAGCAAGGTTATGAACTTTACAATCAAATTGGAGATGATGCTTTTTTTGAGAATAAAAAATATGATAAAAAGTTAAGAAAGGAATTTCAAGTTAAAAGGGATTTAAAAAAAGAACTTGAACATTTTAACAATTACGCTTCAAGCCATAATGAATATATTTTTGTTCATGACGATTTGCAAAGAGGATATGAAATAAAAAACTTACCTAACTTACCAATTGTAAGAATACCAAAGGATGTACCTTTATTTGAAGCCTTGACAATAATGGAAAGAGCGAAAGAATGCCACGTAATTAGTTCGGCTTTTGTTTGTTTACTTCAATCAATGCCAAGCCTTAACACTAATGTAACTGTTCACACATCTGTTCGTAATAGTTATTTAGAATCATATTTTAAAAACGATGGATTAAAAACTTTATAATGGAAACACCAGGCAGCTTAATAGACAAACTAATTACAGTTGATTTAAAAATGTGGAATAATCAAGAAGCTCTTTATGAAATAAGGCGAATGAGTTATGATGAATTTCATCAAAAATATAACGGTAACAAAGAACTTTATGGTATTTTAAAAAAAGCATGTGATTTAAATGTACAACGAAATTCTTTGATTTATGAATTGGATAAGCTATTTGAAAACCTAACAGGAAAAGAAATGGCATTTAATCCACATAAAACATATTGATGGAGCTTGCACTTTTAAATATGTATTTAGAAAGCGGATTGACACCTCAGCAATTTTATGACTTAATAAAAGAAATAAATGAGAGATTATATTACGAAAACATAAATCAATGATACAACTTTTAGCTACTACTTATATATTGGCAAAGTACATTCCTAAGCCAAAACTATTAATGAGAAAACCTTTCACATGTCCTCTTTGCTTAACTTATTGGAGCTTCTTAATTTACCAAATAATAAACTTTACAACTTATTTTGATTTATTGACTATTCCTTTTACCTTTGCTTTATTGGCATCACTAATTGAACAGATAAACGATAGGTACTTATTATGATTCCACAAAACATAGCAGAGCAGTTATTGAAATGGGAGCAGATGGGTAAGAACTACTCACCAACTTTTAATTGGACTGATTTAAACGAGCTTGCTATAAAGAGTGGAAACAAACCTTTTAACTTAGGATGTGGAGATTGCAGAAAACAACTACTTGAATACTTACTTGCAGTTATAAAAGATGGAAACAGTAAATAACCCAAAACACTATGGAGGAGATACAACCTATGAAGCTATTAAACTAATAGAAGCATGGGAACTAAACTTCCATTTAGGCAATGTAGTTAAGTATATAAGTAGAGCAGGTAAAAAAGACCTCACAAAGACAAAAGAAGATCTTTTAAAAGCTAAATGGTATTTAGATAGATATATTGGTACTTTATAAAAGAAAGTAATTTAAAATGCAAATAAATGAACAAAAACGAACCATCGAAGCTAAAAAGGCATTACTTGAAGCATTAGAGAAACATTTGGGCATTGTA